CTCCGGCCGAAGATTAGCCACTACAAAGCCCGGCTCTATGCCGGGTTTTTTTTTAACTAAAAGGAGAAGTAATATGTTTGAAGGAATACTAAGTGATTCTGAGTTTATCTATACCGCTATTGGTATGTTGATTATTGGTCTAGTCCTACACAAATGGAAGAGAAACTAGAATGAATAGAGTAATGATTGTAGACGCATATAACCAGTTTATTAGAGGTTATATCGTAGACCCTAGTAAGAACCCCAATGGCGACCCAATCGGCGGCATACGGACGTTTATTAACATCACAAACAAGCTAACTAGAGAAATCAAACCAGACCTAGTAGTGTTGGTATGGGACGGTAAAGGTGGCTCACAAAAGCGAAGAGCAATGAACAAAGCCTACAAGGGAGGCCGCAAGCCACCTCGCACTAACTGGGGACAGGTAGGTATGAGTCCAGAGGAACTTACGGACAACAAGGTGTGGCAGCAGATGAGAGTGATTGAATACTTTAATAACACTCCAATGATCCAGTTCATGGAGCCACACGTAGAGGCAGATGACGTTATCTCTTATATCAAGAACACACCCATGTTTGAAGACTGGCAAAAGGTCATCGTCTCAGCAGATAAAGATTTTATTCAGTTATTAGATGATAAAACAATCCTGCACAGACCTATCCAAAAGGAGTATCTAAACAAGAATAGTGTAGTAGAGAAATTCAACATCCACCCCACGAACTTTGCACTTGCAAGGGCTATCGTTGGAGACTCTTCAGACAACCTACCGGGTGTACCTAGAGTGGGCCTGCCGACAGTAGCAAAGAAATTTCCTTTCCTAAAAGAGGAGAAGACACACTACTTAGATAGCATTCTTGAAGAATGTCAAAAGCCAGAAAATAAACAAAAGGTGTATACAAACATCTTAGAATCAAAGGAGTTAATAGAAAACAATTATGATATTATGCAATTATCCTCACCAATGCTATCTATACAAGCCAAACAAGGGATTGACGATACGTTTGAGCAGTATAAGCCCCAATACAATCAAACGGAAATGAGAAAGCTGATGCTTCAAGATGGAGTACTCACCGTAACTACTCAAGATTTAGATCAGAGATTTAACAACATTATCTCTTCCTTTTCTAAATAAAATCTGCTATACTGTATAAGTAACAAAGGATAAATATGGAACAAGATACAAGTTTCTCTAAATTTGGAAAGTCCTTCCAGGAAGACTTATGTCATATGATACTGAACGACCGTCCATTTGCGGATCAGATGTTCGAAGTCTTAGACATCAACTTTCTAGAACTGAAACATCTGCGAGTATTTGTCCGAAAAATACAGGAGTATAGAAAGAAGTATGGAGTCCACCCCACATCTAATATCATGCGTTCCATCATTCGAACAGGTTTGGATGGCGAGCCCGAGTCAGTCAAGACCAGAATCAGGGATTACTACGCAAGAGTCCTTGCCGGCGGCACAGAGCCTGATTCGGTCGATTATATCAAGGATACAGCGCTTGATTTTTGTAAAAAACAAAAACTTAAAGGCGCCTTGATAAAGTCTGTTGAACTAATTAAATCGTCGTCTTTTGATGAGGTATCTAAGGTTATTGATGATGCTCTCAAATTGGGCTCTGACAATACAATGGGTTATGATTATCTTGCAGACTTCGAAGCGCGCTTCATTAAAAAAGCAAGAGATCCAGTAACGACAGGATGGAAAGATATTGATGACATTTCTAAGGGAGGTCTTGGTAAAGGGGAGCTTGGCGTTGTTGTTGCTCCTACTGGTGCGGGCAAATCAATGGTACTCGTACATCTTGGGGCACAGGCAGTTAAAGCCGGGAAAAATGTATTACACTACACACTGGAACTTGGTGACACTATTGTTGCTGGCCGTTATGACGCTGCTATTACTGGCGTTGAACTGAGAAATCTCACAGTTTTCAAGGAAAAGATCTACGACGAGATAAAAGAAGTACCCGGCCGCCTTATCGTCAAAGAATATCCCACGAGAAGCGCTAGTATCCAAACAATTAAAAATCACCTTGAGAAGCTAAAACGCCGAGATTTCATTCCAGACATGATCATCGTGGACTACGGAGACCTGATCAAGCCAGAAAATAGCCGAAAAGATGAGAAAAGACACCAACTCGAAACTATTTACGAAGAGCTAAGAGGATTGGCTCAAATTTGCGAGTGTCCACTCTGGACAGCATCGCAAACAAACAGATCTGGCCTGAATGCTGAAGTGATTACCATGGAATCGATTTCGGAGGCATTCAACAAATGCTTTGTAGCAGATTTTATCTTTACTGTTTCTAGAACTGTGGAAGATAAAAACAACAACACCGGTCGTATCTTCATTGCGAAGAATAGAAACGGCCCAGATGGACTCGTGTATCCCTTGTTCATGGATACTAGTAGTGTATCAATTAAGGTCCTGTCTCAGACAGGTGAAACAGTGAACGATATAATTCAAAAATCTTCAAAGGATAGGCTAGAGGCTTTGAAGGAAAAATACCAAGTATTCAAGAAAGAAGGAGGAAAGCAATAAATGGAATTATCGAATCAAATATTATCAGAAATAACAGTGCACATGAAGTACGCTAGGTACTTAGAGGGCGAACAGAGAAGAGAGACGTGGGACGAATTAGTGACGCGCAATATGAATATGCACCTAAAGAAGTTTCCCGAACTGGAGCTTCAAATCATCAAGGCTTATAAAATGGTCTTTGATAAGAAGGTTTTACCTTCAATGAGATCTATGCAGTTTGGCGGTAAGCCAATCGAAGTAGCTCCAAACCGTATCTTCAACTGCGCGTTTATGCCTGCTGATGATTGGCGATGTTTTGGTGAAGCCATGTTTCTTCTTCTCGGCGGAACAGGCGTTGGGTATTCTGTACAGAAGCATCACGTAGAGAAGCTGCCAGAAATTACAAGGCCAAACATGAACCGGACTCGACGCTTCTTGGTCAATGACTCAATCGAAGGCTGGGCTGATGCAGTGAAGGCACTTGTTCGTTCTTACTTTCAGGGTGGTTCGCACCTTCGATTTGATTTTACAGATATCCGGCCAAAGGGAGCAGCGCTAATCACTTCAGGCGGTAAGGCCCCAGGTCCGCAGCCACTCAAAGAGTGTTTGGTTAAATTAGAGGGTATTCTATCAAACCGCGAAAACGGTGAGAAGCTTTCCACAATCGAAGTACATGATATGATTTGCCACATCGCAGACGCAGTTCTCGCAGGCGGCATTAGAAGAGCAGCACTCATTTCTTTGTTTTCAGCAGATGATGAAGACATGATCGCTGCCAAGACAGGAAACTGGTGGGAAACCAATCCACAACGAGGTAGAGCCAACAACTCTGTTGTATTATTGCGACACAAAATCGATAAAGATTACTTTATGAACCTTTGGGACAGAGTAAAGGCATCTGGCGCTGGTGAGCCCGGTTTTTATTTCTCAAACGATAAAGACTGGGGAACTAATCCTTGTTGTGAGATTGGTTTACGTCCGTATCAATTCTGCAACCTTACAGAAGTAAATGTATCTAACGTAGAATCACAAGAAGACCTCAATGAAAGAGTTAGAGCAGCAACTTTCATTGGAACTTTACAAGCCAGCTACACTGACTTTCACTATCTTCGCGATATTTGGCGTAGAACAACAGAAAAAGATGCACTTATTGGTGTATCTATGACTGGCATCGCCTCTGGAGCCGTTTTGGAGCTTGACATGAAAGAAGCCGCCAACGGGGTAAAGAAGGAGAACGCAAGAGTTGCAGAATTGATCGGTATCAAACCTGCAGCACGAACAACTTGTGTGAAACCTGCAGGAACCACGAGCTTAACACTTGGGACGTCTTCAGGTATTCATGCTTGGCACAATGACTACTATATTCGACGTATCCGGGTCGGCAAGAACGAACCAATTTACACGTACCTAACAAATAATCACCCAGAACTCATTGAAGATGAATATTTCAGCCCTCACACTACCGCTGTTATCTCTATTCCACAGAAAGCCCCAGAGGGATCTATTATGAGAACAGAGTCAGCACTGCAGCTGTTGAAAAGGGTAAGGTTCGTGACTGACGAGTGGGTAAAACCAGGATTTCGAAAGGGTCAAAACACCCACAACATCTCAGCAACCGTATCAATAAAAGATGCGGAATGGGTTGACGTAGGCGAGTGGATGTGGGATAATAGAAGTAGCTATAACGGATTGTCGGTTCTTCCATATAACGGCGGAACCTATACGCAGGCACCATTCGAAGATTGCTCAAAGGAGACTTACGAAGCTATGATGGCCTCACTTACTAATATCGACCTCACTAAAGTTTCAGAAGATGAAGACAACACCAACTTGGCGGGCGAAGTCGCTTGTGCTGGTGGAGCCTGTGAAATAAAGTTTGTATGATTACTCTATCTGAGAGTGCCGCAAAGAAGTTAACGGAGCTTTTGGCGAACAAAGAAGAGGCCGGAGTACGAGCAGCCGTCCAAGGTGGGGGCTGTTCCGGCTTTACTTATAAACTGTTGTTTGATGATCAGAGTGAGGATGATCGAGTTATTGTTGACAAGGATGTTGAGATTTATGTCGACAATAAAAGTTTTTTGTATCTGATGGGTACACAGATAGATTATGTTGATGAACTGAATCAGTCTGGTTTTAAGTTTGTCAACCCAAATGCAAAAAGGACCTGTGGGTGCGGCGAGAGTTTTTCGATTTAAAACACTTGACAGTCGTGATACAATACGGTATTATATTAAGATAACAACGCTAAAAAGGAGCGAGAAATGACGAAGAGAGCAATGTTCATTGGTAGGTGGCAACCATTTCATAATGGCCACAAATGGTTAATTAGTCAAAAACTGAGTGAGGGAAAAGCGATTCTAATAGCAGTGAGAGATATTCTACCTGACGAAAAGAACCCTTTCACTACAGAGCAAACAATTGAGATGGTAAAAGAGGTCTACAGAGACCACGACGTAGAAGTTTTGCCAATCCCCGACATCGAGAGTGTCAACTACGGTAGAGGAGTTGGGTATGAAATCAACGAACACGTACCCCCACAAGACATTGGGTTTATCTCTGCAACGGCAATTAGAAACAGCATTAAAGATGGTGATGACACCTGGAGGAAGAACGTTGACTCTTCCATACAAGATTTAGTAGTAAAGTATTTAGGAGAATAACATGAGTGGTATTTTTGTACAAATGACGGGTATGTCCGGAGCAGGCAAATCAACAATGACATTTAAGGCAGCAACGATCCTTAGAGAGATGGGTCACAACGTTGAAGTTATCGACGGCGACGAGTATCGAACAGGCCTATGCAGCGACCTCGGGTTTTCAAAACAAGATAGAAACACAAACATCCGCAGACTTTCTTTTGTTGGGAAGGTCCTGTCGAGAAATGACGTAATCTGCATTATGTCTGCTATTAACCCTTATGATGATATTCGCAAAGAGGTAAAGCGGGATAATGCTTTGGCAAAGACAGTGTTTGTTAAATGCGACTTGAATACACTCATAGAAAGAGACCCAAAGGGTCTATACCGACGCGCCCTACTTCCGAAGAATGATCCCGAGCATATTCCAAACTTCACAGGAGTTTCAGACCCTTTTGAGGACCCAGACGATGCAGACCTAACAATTGAAACAGGACTAGAGTCAGTGGACGATTCAGTTGACCGGCTAGTGGATTTTGTGCTAAAAAGCATAAAAGATCAATAACCGGAGATAGCAATTGGTAAAACGTCGAAGACATTTAGCAAAAGCCGTCACTTGGAGGATTGTGGGAACAACGGACACGGTTCTTTTGGGGTGGATCCTCACCGGTGATCCGGTCATCGGCGCATCCCTCGGCGGACTAGAAATAATAACAAAGACGGCACTATACTATATACACGAAAGAGCTTGGTACAAATTTAAGTACGGAGTTAAAAAATAGGTTGACAAACCTAACAAAATGTCATATCATTATAATATAACTCAAGAATAAAGGAGAAATTATGAGTTCTAACAACGACAAATTGCTAACCAAAGAGGAGCACCTCTCAAATTACATCAAGACCTTCGTGGCTATCGAAGACGCTATGGAGCCATTCAAAGAACAGCGCTCAGACCTTCGAGAGTCATATAACGAAAACGGATGGCTAACAAAAGAGGAGATGAGACTTGCCGTAAAGGCTTATCGCCTTTATAAATCAGAGACAGATATGGAAGTCTTGACCGATTACGTAAACAAATGCCAGCGCTCTATGGGGAGAATCTTAACATGAGCGGCGTACCATTCAGAATCAAGCCAGTCAACAGGCATCTTCTAGTGGTGCCTCACACTCAAAAGAACGAGACCACTGCAGGTGTTTTGTTGCCGGATGACTTCCAACCGGAAGAAGATCGATATATCGAAGCAACCGTTATTGATGTCGCTTCGGACTGCAGCTCTCAGTTTAAATATCTTAGACTCGGAAACATCGATAACAAGAAAATTATCGTTGACCGTACAATGATAGAAGAGGTCAAATTGAAGGAAAAAACCCATTATATGATTCTGGAGAACTACGTAGTAGGGGTATATAGGAGGCCGGATGAGAGTTGAACTCTTTGACGATGGAATAGGTGCGGTTGAATACATTTCACATATGGGTACGGATCTGTCAGTTGTTAATGCCGCCCGCGTATCGTTTGGTTCGGAAAAAGAAGAAGTAGATGAAAAAGATATTAAACTCATCAATTATCTTATGGCTCACAACCATAGCTCTCCTTTTGAGCACTGTACACTTACTTTTAAATTCACTGTGCCTTTATTTATACGCTCCCAGCATCATAGACACCGTACTTGGGCTTATAACGAGATTAGCAGACGCTATACCTCAGTAGACATCCAGTTCTACGAACCAAACACGTTTAGGCAACAACACAAGAGCAATAAGCCAGTACCGATGAATCGATAAACCCAATTGTCGAGTACAATAGGTCTGGCTTTCCTGTATCCACTGTCGCATCAGATTTAGTGAAGACACATCACCAAGAATGTGTAAAGCTTTTCGATAAAATGCTCGAAGCGGGAGTATGTAGAGAACAAGCAAGAGGAGTCCTTCCTCAAAATTTATACACTCAATATTACGGTACTGTAAACCTACACAACCTGTTGAAGTTTGTGGCACTACGGTCACACAGCGGAGCACAGTGGGAAATTCAACAGGTTGCTGAGGCTTGTTTAGAAATCGCTGAAGAATTATTCCCCCACTCAGTGCAATCTTTTATTAAAAATAAGATGGAGAAATAGTGGAATCTGTATTGACCCTGTGTCTAGCAGCCGGTTTGGCGCTACAACTAAACCCCGTTCAGCAAAGAAACATTTGCAGATACGAAGCAGACATTATAGCCAGTGCGAATAAGTACAACCTAGAGCCAGAACTGGTTGCTGGGTTGATGTTCGTAGAAAGCGCTTACTATCCAAATGCTGTTTCTATTGCTGATGCATGTGGTCTGATGCAGGTCATCCCCAGGTGGACTGGAGGGCCCGCTACGCGGGGAAAGAAATACACTTGTAAACAGCTAAAGAATCCTAGGACAGCCATTCGTGTCGGAACAATGATCCTGAACTGGACCATCAATAGCTATGCAAAAGGAAATTTGAACCAAGGGCTTTGCTTTTACAACGCTGGGACAAAGTGCCGGAAGCAAAAATATTACAAGAAACTTTATTACGTGAAGATAGTAAAGAGAGTTAGAGACAAAATCAAAAGAGTATACGAGGAGCAACCATAATGAAATATCTACCTTTGCTACTGGTCGTCATGGCCTGCGCAGATACTGTACCACAAAGAGGAGAGACAAACGACATGCAGATAGGCTTAGCCGTAGACCTTTTGTCTCCAGATGTACAAGTCATAGAGATACCAGACA